CCCAGGAAGGCATTTATGCCTCAGGATCCTCGAAACCTAAGTTGTCGAGGACAGCGGTTTTCCACCGCTCCCAAAAACCAAGTGGGTGCGAATCCACCTGGGTGATATCGGGGCCCCAAAAGGGTGTAACCGACATCTTCGTCCGATAGCGAGGGTTCTCACCTTGCTTAAGGGCGAGAGGGATCTTGCCATCTCTTACGTAGCCACCTAACACAGAGACCATTAGCCCGGAAGGGTTATAGACTCTACGAGGAACTCGGTTAAGGTTCCTCGGAATGGCTATACGGTCGTCGAGAACAGAGAGAGAAGGAACCCACGGATCGTATCCGAAGTATAGGTATGAAAACCTATGCTTAGAGGAGCGATAGACGTGGATAAAACCCGATCTCAATGCCTCAACGGGTACCCGTATACCGGCGTCATACGGAGCCAGTGCAGGAATTGCCATAATCCTGACACTGTCTCTAAGATAGCCGATGGTCCTTCGTAGCGGAATGCTATGCAGGGCCGACCATTCGTTAAGACGGTTAATTGCTACGTAACGGGCTTGTGGGGTATCAAGGCGTTTTATATAAACGCCCCTAACAGAGTGACCTTGGAAAAAGTCACCACCACAAGACTCCCGGAATGTCCCATACTTGTCGGTATAGGACTTCTCACCGTTTACCCTAAACCCAAGGAGGTCTAAGAGGTGACACAACCTTCGAGCCATAAAGCTCGGAAGGATAATGTCATCCCCAAAAACGCCCCATTGAGCATTCGGAGCATCCGCTCGCCCTAACGGGCAAACGAATTGCTTAGCCACGGCTTGAACGCAACACGTAAAAAGGATAGTTTGCAACGGGAACGTATAACCGTTACCCATTGTCGACACCATCCACAGAGGTACTCGCTCACCACGACAGAACGTAGCAGGACAACGGTATACCATCAGTGTGTCTAAGACCCACTGGGGTAATACTTCGTCAAGCATACGCAATGCCATGGAGTCAGAAGCACTTTCGAGATCGATTGTTGAGATCGATCCATTGATGCTTCCCAACCGAGCGAGACGCACGTTATTACTAGGCTGCCTGCGCAGATCAATGCCAAAAGCACTGAAAAGCCGGCCGCTTAGTATCTCACCGATCCCTAACTGAGCAAACATGTTCAGGTTTGGTTCGGTGCATATAGCGCGCATCGTGTCGCGATTCTTTGGAACAAACGTTATTTCCGACTCAGTCCTAATGCTGGGCAGCCCAAACGTGGTAAGCCGAGTAAACTCGGCGTCACGCCAATTGGGATCAGCTGCGCAAAAGGCGGCATACTTGTAGTATACCTCGTAGGACGTTGCAGTAAGATCGGACGAGAACAACTTCGTATAGAAGTCGACCCCGTTCGCCCCGAGGCTAGCACCCGGACCAGGACGACCATGCTTGAAAACAGCATCATCGTCAAGGTCCAGGAGTTCGCCATTAGGATGGAAAAAGTTGTCAAGCTCTTGTTTAAGGAGCCCAAATAGCTCTTCCTCCCAACTAAACTGCAGATTCAATCGGTAATCACGGCAGCGATTATTCACTGTCATGAACTTTTCGAAGGCAGCGTCGGCAGCACTAGCGGGTGTCAAGTCCTTGAGTTTTTTCAAGGCTGACTTCACAAGTGTAGCTTTAGCAACCTCCGTTACCGATGCTTCAGGACCATAGCTACCGAATCGGCGTTCCAAGTCAGTTATGCTGTTATCAGCATATCTAACTGGTTCGCACCTGTCGGAAGATGATCCAGCATCAATTGGATGAGCGCCTTCTCGGCGACACCCTTTTCGATCGGTTTCAGATCCAACAGAAGTCTGTTGAGTTCCTCCACTTTCTTCCGGGCCTGCTCCATTTGCTTCTGATGCTCTTGAAAGAGCAGAGTTGCATGAGCTAGTTCCAGAAGAGAATAGTGATAGTTTCTCGTCAGTGTTTCGATAGCAAGAGTGTCCATAAAGGTCCTCGATGAGTAGGTTAAAAAGAGCAGTAGCTTCAGCCACGGTTCATTCCTTGGTCAGCCTTCAGGCCAACTAATGTACCGGTTACCTCTTTACTTTCGTAAGAAAATAGAGAGGGCCGCCCATAATCGGTTACCCCATTTAAAGGATAGCCGAAATGAGCAAGTCACCGATGTTTGCCGACTGCTGCCAGCCAGCCCCCAAAAGGAGCGAGGTAGCAGCACGAATGTCTTCGGGATCCACAACGTCAGCTCCAGCTGGGACACTAAAGTCACAGTTGAGCACTGACACTTGTGGCGACTGGTTCGTACCGGGCTTAGCGCCCTTCCGAACCTTCATACCGTACACATTCCTCGGCACGTTGGCCATGGCACCAGTCACGGGATTCGGCATCGGCGCCGTGCGAAGATTCGCAGGCTTCGAAAACGAAATCGTGAAAGGGCTCGCCGCAGAATGAATGTCTACACCAGTTTGCGTTCCGCCTAAAGCGGTAACAGCCCACTGCTTCGTGTAAGCATTCGGTGGCGTATCCACGACTACCGTATAGGTAGGCGACGTGAGGCCCGTCTGGGCCCCACCAGTGACAGGACTTGTAAGCGAAATTGCCACTTACTTATCTCCAACAACAAGATACTACCTTCGCATGTCTGCTAAGGCAGCGATATTTAGCCACTTACTAGTCGTCCCAGGTAGCTTAAAGCTAATGTCACTAACACCAAAATCAATGTTAGTGGCACTTAACCTGGAAACGTTTTTGTAAGTAGCGGCTTTTCCGCCACCGGAAACACCATAGCGCCATTTGGACTTGGGATAACCGATCTGCTCGTCATCATTGATAAAGACCTCATTATAGAGGTCAGATATCTGACGAGTAGTCTTATTACCCCAAGCCAGGTGTATGGTACCGGTCGAAGCGCCCTCGATTACCGCTCCAACATTCGAGAAGTAATCGACTAGAAAGCTATACGGAATTAGTTCCCAGATTGTAGGAGCAAGATTCGACCAAGAAAGGCCGAGTTGCTCTGGAAATCCAGGGGGACTATTCTCCGCACCAATCTGCCCGATATAACGGACTTGGACTGTGTTCTCCTTGTAGGAACGAACGCGATACTTAAGAAAGTAACTCGTAAAGAATGAGAACGTATCTGGCTCGGATTTCCAGCTTTCGCTGCCAAATCCGGACAGGCGTTCAAACACTCGATACGGGTCAGCAGTCAGAAGAGACGCGGCGTCTGCTACATCGGATACTAACGGTTTCCATCCAAAGCTATACTCGAGCCATGTATCCGACGGGATACGAGGCTTTTTGCGCGGGTTCTTTTCCTTCTTAAGCCGTTTCTTTACGGTCTTATAGTAGGAGTCGATACCTTTGCGAAGAGCCCTCGCCGGATTAGCTAACATAGAAACTGTTTCAGCAAGTTCCCCAAGCGCAATACCGCTTTGAAAAGCGGTACGACGTTCGCGGTAATGCTGGACAAATTTCTGACGAGCGGAACGATCAGCATTGTTGGCGTTGAAAGAACTAGGCGTGTCAGGAATACCCGATAAAGGTATCTTGCCACCCCCAAATTCAATCCACACCTGATTGTTAGTGTCTGGACACTTATCAACGGAACTATATAAAGAAAAAGATTGAGGAGTATAATCGCGCTGCGTAGCTGACATGTTGGTAGTCGCCGGTTGGTGATTACCAACAGCATCTCGCCACGCGTTATTCTCCGATCCAATTCTCACATTGTTCCAAGACTTCGTAGTCCGATACTTTTCACTAGACGCATATTCCTTACCATTCTTGAGCCACGTTGTCGTGACTCCATAAGTGGCGGAACCAGGCGTAGTGACAGTAGTCATGATAGACACTCCAATGTTAACAATGGGATTACATAATTGATGTGATCGCATACGTAACCTGAGTTAGCGAGAGTTTCTCTCCCTAGGCGAATGCCAAGGCGAGGGGGGTATCAAACCCCCTCG